TATACTTTCTACAATAGAACTTTTTCTGAATGCTAGTTGAACCTGCTTCGAATATATTACAGGTGAGAAGTTACCATTAGGAAGATTACCATATCCAGCAGCTGTTTTAAACGCCATAGTATTTCTCCTTAATTATACTACAAACAAATGCAAAATATTTAGTTTATTCAGGGGTCTATTTTTCAAAGGTGCAAACTTACTTGTACTTTGCAAATTTGGGCTTTTACTCGACAGAGTAGGTCTAATATTCTTTATATTTGCGTATTATAACTACGTAGCTATGTATTATAACATAGGGATAGTTTAATATATATTATATAGTTATATACAATAATTTAGGTTTGTCAAGCATTTATCTTGCATTTCCTGAAATATCATATACAAACTTATTAGCACGAATAGCTTCCATTATTGCGTCGGAGTTTTTTTCGTACTCTTCAGCTGACATATCTTGTACGTCAGATTCCTTAAAATAGTTAGAGCTTTCATTTTCTAAAGGTTTATTTCTAGAAGATTTAGTATTTACAGACTTTGCCGCTTCTTTATCTGTTTTTACTTTTTTATCACTAACTAAGTTTTTATCTATTTTATATAAATCTATTGCTCTAGCAGCTGACTTTGCATCATTATCATTTTCATATAAAGCATCTTGAACCCATTTAGGTTGTTCGTCTGCCCATTCATGAAACTCATCTGTATCTCTTATTTCTGCAAAATCAGGATGTAGTCTTAATAATTCTGCTTCAGCCTTTTCTTTAGTAACATTAGACTGCATTTCATCAATAGCTTTTACTCTTTCTTCTAATTCCTTAGATTGCTCCGTAGCTTTTTTAATTGCTATTGTTTCTATTATGCCTGCTACGTCAGGATATTTTTTTGCCCATTCTTCTATTTCTTCTTCAGTTTTAGGTAATTTAATTTCCTGTTTAGTTGCAGAGTCTAATTGTTTTTTTAAAGAGTCAATTTCTTTTTTTAAATCTTCTGCTTGCTTTTGAGAGTGTCTTCTTAAATCTCCATAACGCTTTTTAAAACTTTTTTCTTCAGCATTTTTTGGTTCTTCTTCTTCAACTTTCTCTTCTTCTTTTTGTGGTTCAGGTTCTTTTTCCTGCTCCATAAGTTTTTTTAGTTCTTCTTCGTCTTTTTTTATTCTCTGTTCTACGTTTTTTGGTTTAGACATAAATGCAACTTTTTTAGGTGTCGCTTCCTGTACTATAGCTTCAGCCATATTTTTCTCCTTTGTTGGGGTCATAGTAGCCACTGTGGGGGATTGAGTAGCCAACAATATGTGGATTATTTTTTAGAAGCTACTCCACCACGCTTCATTTTCTTTTTAGGTTTTTCTATTATGCCACCTTTTGCACGAACATATCCTTGTCCACCTTCTCTTTTAGACCTAGAAACTTCTGCTTTTTGTTCTTCTGTTCTTTTATCTCTTGAGGCTTGTGTAGCGGCTCTATTTGCTTCTCTTTCTTGTTGCCTATCATCTGCTGCTACCCTTTGTCTTTCGGTTAATTTAGCTTGTGCAGCAGCTTGTTCAGCAGCTATTCTTTTACGATTAGTTTCGGCTGTTGCTTCTGCTTCAGCTTGTAGTCTTTTTCTTTTAGCTTCTTGTTTAGCAGCACTTTCTATTTTAGACCTTTTTTCAGCTTCTTTAATAGCTTTTTCTGTTAATGCTTTTTGTGCTGCTTCTTCAGCAGCTTTTCTAATAGCTTCATTTTCTTCATCAGTTAAATTTAAACTTTTAGCAGAGCCTGGAGCTACATCATCAGTGACTTTACCTGTTTCTTTATCTGTGCCTATTAATGTACCTCTACGTATAGGTCCTTCAGGTTCAACATCAGCTTCAAAATCACTTACAGGTCCTGAGAAAGCTCTATCGTAAGCAGCTGTTATATCATCTTCATTAAACAAAAAGCCTGGAGCTTTTATTGTTTTACCGAATATATTTACAGTAGATTCACCATCTTTTATTTTCTTTGTAATCTCTTCTAAACTAGCACCTGGATTATTTTGCATCATTTGACTAACTACATTATCATAGCTTCTATTTCTTTGTTCTTTTTCTTCTTCAGCTATTTGTCTTTGTCTTTCTTTATCTTCCTGTTCAGGTTCAGTTATATCTAATACTGCATCTTCAGTAATACCTTCTTCTTCAGAAGTTGTTTCTTTTAATCTAAATCCTACAGGTAAAGTATAGCCTGGAAGTATATTACCTCTAAAATATGGCACATTTATAATAATACCCTCGTCATTTATATACTCTCTATATTCATCAGCTACAGGAGGCACAAACACATCAAAACCTGGCAATGGGTCTACAGGACTTTGTATAGGAGTTTCAGCTACAGTTGGAGCTTTATAATCGTCTATTGGCATTGGTTGTACTGGCTGTGTTGTTATTGGAGGTATACTAAAATCTTGTTGCTGAAATGTTTGACCACCTTGCACATTTATATCATCTGCATATGGAGTGCCACCATTTGCAAAAGATTGTATTGAACCACCTTGATAAGCAGAAATAGAATCGTCTTCTAATTCTAAATCTTCGATAGTAAAAGGCACATCGTCAGGTATTGTAGCTTCTTCTGAGTTACCCATCTGACCCATTTCTTCCATACGTTTAAGACCTGCTTTAGCTTCTTGTCTCATCATCATAAGTTTTTCTAAACCTATAAATCTAACTACATCTGCAGGAAATACAAACTCTCCCTCACTTAGTTGTGCAGGTATATCGTCTCTAACTTCTTCTTGTGATGAACCCATAGGAACTTCATTACCTGATACAGGGTCTACTGTGCCACCATCTTGTTCTAGTCCACCCTCGTCAAATAAATTCATTTGTTTTTCCATAGCTTTAGCCATTGTTTAGTACCTCATCTCTAAGTAATTTTAATCTTTTTAATGCCATAATAGACCCTTGTGACCTATTTATAGCTGTTATATTTTCTGATTGTTCTAAAGTTTTATATTGTTGTTCTATAAGTACATCAATATAATTATTGAACCCCTGCCATAGGTGGCTGTTGCTGACCAGTGGCTTGAGGTTGCTGAGTAGGTTCTTGTCCATTATTTCCTGTAAATCCTTGTTCTTGTGGTAAAGGCACTTGACCTGTACCTATAGTTCCTCCACCTGCTCCTGTTGGGTCTGCAGGATTAGCACCTGCTACCATACCTTGTTGTTCAGGTAAAGGTGCTTGAAAACCTTTCATAAGTTCTGCTTGTAATGCAGCTTCATCCATATTATTTGTGACTTTATCAGGGTCTAAATCTAATGCTTTAGCTATTTCTCTTATTATATATTGAAACTTAGCAAATGGAGCTAGTGTAGGATTACCTGCTACTTGCATAAACTGCATTAACCTTTGGCTACGAACTTCATTAGCCATAAGACTTTCTGTGCCCCTAGCTTTAACTTCTAAATCGCCTTTTATTTTTGAATCATAATCAAACTGCATATTAAATCTAAATAAACCTTCTCCTAAAGGTCTAAGAAGATAATGGTCTATATTTTTAATAACTGTTTTTATATTACCACTTGCAGCATTCATTAACATAGATATACCTGATGCAGTTCTACCCACACCTGTTATACCTGTTTGACCATGAGCAAATGATGGTAATCCTGTTGACTCATCAGCTAATTGTCTAGCTTTATCAAATAGCTGCATATTTTCTGCAGATACATTTGGATATTTAGTTCCAAAAATAGCCTGCCCTGGAGCACCACCTTGTCTTCTAAATATTTTACCTGGATAAACAGATAAATCTTGACCTGGAACTAAATTAGTTTCATCTACTTCGATAAGTAAATTACCTGATAATACACCATTATCTACAGCCATTCTCATAAAACCATTCATTAATGTTTGTGTGTCATCCATATTTTCAGCTATACCAACACCAAAAAATGAATATGGATTAAGTTCATATGGAACTGCCATATAAGGTATTTTAGCAGGTTTAAATGGATTTAATACCATTCTTATTAGCTTACCATTACAAGTCCAAACATTAGCTTGTAGTTCATCAGTATCTTTTAATTCAGCAGGTATATCTACACCTTGCTCTATTAATAATTCTGTGTCTATCATGCCCCAATATTCTAATACAGAAAATCTATCTATTCCATAATCAGGAGCATAGTCAGTTAAATCATCTTCCCAATATTTTTTAACATAGTTTTCACCCATGTCTATAACTTCATCGATAACACTATCCCTAAAGTATGGTCTCTTTTTTAAAGAGCGTAATTGACTTCTAGACATTTTATGTCTTTCAATTACATATTGAGCTTCGTCCATAGTATGCGCATCAGGGTCAGGATAAAAGTTCCATACAGATACCTGTGTAACTTCAGGAACAGTTTTTATTAATGGATTATATTCTCCACCTTCATCCCAATTAGGATACTCTTTATCTATAGCAAAAGGTCCTTTCATTATACCTGTTCCAAATAAAGACATTTCAAAGGCTGCACTTCTTAAATGCATGGAAGCATTTGATTCTTCTAATTGGTCATGTACTTTTTTCTGCATTTTTTTAGCTGCTATCATAGCAGGGCTAAATGTAACTGCTGTTGGAGTTTTTCCTACTCCTTCTTTTAAATTATCTAAATCTGCTAGTTTTTCTGATAAAGGTCCAAGTGAATCTTTTAAAGACTTTTCTGTAGCTCCTGCAGGTAATTCTTTACCATCACCTTTAAATCCATAAGGACTTTCTAAACCTTGTTCATCATTTAATTGTTCAGGGACTTTAGGGTCAAAATGCACATCAGCCACAACACCGTCAGGTAATTCTGTAGGTTCTATACTTAAAGGAAATTTATTACTGCCAAATAATACATCTACTATTTGCCCATATGCTGCTAATGTTTTTGTTTTTGTTACTTTAATAAATACTCTAGATTTTTCAGCTTCTGTAAATTGAACATCAGGTCCATATATACCTCTATAATTTCTATATGCTCTTAACCATCTATCTTCATCTTGTTGTCTGTAGTCATCTGATTTTTTATATCTTTCAGTTACATAGTCTACTACAGATTTAGTTTGAAAATTTTCAGGAGTTTCTGTATCATCTAATGCTACTGCATTATCATTCATATCCATTTCTTGTTCTTCAGCCATATTTTATCCTTTTAATATCCAAATGTTGAATCTGCTATTGGCATACTGCCTGATGGTTTAGCATGTGGGTCATAATCAAATATACTAAATCTAGGTCTTGACATTATACCATATCTTAATGCATCATACAAGTGGTCTTCTGATTTTGTATCTACGTCCTCTGGATTTTTTTTATCTAACGGTATAGCAGGTAATTGTGATACCATATTAGTACACGTATTAAAAAATACTAATCTAGGTTCTTGTGTAAATTCATCTATCTGTAATCTTCTATGTACTTCATTTTTACCTGACACACGAGAACCTTTACTTCTATCTGATGGTCTCCATCTACATCCTCGCATAATCATTTGTTCTGCTAAAGAAGGACCTGTATCTCCTCTTTTATGCCACAAACTAGAATCAAGAACTCCATACTTTATATTACCATCACCTGCTTCTAAATCTAAAACCATATCAGCTAAATCGGTAGCTAATACTTTCGATACGTAGAGTTCACGATAGACCACAAGTTGTTCAGCAGGCGAGACAGCAAACCATAAAACACCCGAATAGCTTCCATAACCATAGTCACAAGCCCTAAACTTAACCCAGTTACTAGGTATCTTATATGGGTCGACAACGTGTATTGTCCTATTAAACTCGGTAAACGCTGCACCTTCTTTAATATCCCAATCACCTTCCAAGAGCTGTCTTCTTTGTTGTTCAGGAAGGGAAAGTAGCATTGCTTCATAGTCTCCACTTTCTGAGAGGTATGGATTATCAGATAATCTTGCAGGAATAAATCTCCGTTTAAATAAGGGTTTTCCTGCTCGTTCATGCCCTGATGGATATTTAAGGACTTCTCCTGTTTCAAGGTCTGTTGCATTAAATGCCTTTCCATAAGGTGCTTGGTCTATAAACATACGCTTTACCCACATATGTCCCCTACCACCTGGGTTTGTTGTTGCCCTCATAAAAATTGGTAAATCAGGGGCTGTTGAACGTAATCTTGAACGCATATAGTTCCATGCGTATGGAGTTGCCCATTGGGTTAACTCATCAAAACCTATCCAACTAAATGCTAAACCTTGATACCTTAAAACGTCTTCATCTCTATCTAGGTATGACATCCATAGTCTTGCACCTGATGGTGCTGTCCATTGCATCTTTCTTTCGGACCATTTAATACCCTTCCATATTTTTGGGTATAATTCCTGAGACTTAAATATAAGTTCTCTTAATTCTTCTGTTGTATGTCTAAGTAGCAATCCACTAAATTGTGAGTGTCCCATATATCTTAAAGGGTCTGCTAACATAGCATAACTTTTACCACCACCTGCTGAACCACCATATAAAACTTCTCTTTCTGATGCAGCTAAGAAATCTGTTTGAGGTCCTTCATTTGGTTTAAATAATACATTTGCCCTTTCTTCAATAGGCTCTACATTATCTCTACTCGGTAGCTGTGCTTGTACTTGCTTTGTTTGCACCTGTTCTTTCGGTTTCGATTTGATGCGCTTTGGCAATTGCCTTTTCCGCATATTCTGCCCACTGACGGATGCTTTTAGCTTTGTCCTTACGTCGTCTTTCATTCATTAATCTTTTTCTTAAACCTATGTGAGAAATAGTTCTACCTGTATTAGCAGTCAGCCAATTTGCTACTTCTCTATATGAATATTGATTTACATGCTGCCTAGCTTTTTCTAATAAATCTAATTCTTTTGCTACAGGTCTAAGAATATCAGGGTCATTATCATCTTTTTTATAACCAAAAGGTATTGTTCTAGCTATACGAGGTATTGATACCCATTCATTGTCTTCTTTAATATCTGCAGGTTGTGGTAACTTCCACTTTCCTAAACTTCTACTCATCGTCCTCTGATACTTGTTTAGCAGGCATTAGCATAACACCACCTGTAGATTCTACTTGCATTTTTTCAGTTTTAACTAAACCAGTCCTATCTAGTAATTCTTTTGCAGCGTTCATCTTATCACGAATACCTAGTTGAGTAGGGTCATCTATTCCATTAACCATAGCAAATGCAGCCTTAGGAGCATTACTAGCCATATAAGTCTGTGTAGCTTCTAGTATTTCATCTTTTAATGCCTGAACTATTTCATTACTATTAGAGTTAGGAGAGTATCCTGCAATAATCTTAGCATCTTTAATACTGCCATTTGCATCAGCAAATAAAGCATCAATAAACTTTTGTTGTCTTTCAGTTAATTTTCTAGCCATATTTTATAAACTTTCTTTCTCTAGGTTTAAACAACTCTATTAAATTTTTAATATGTTTTTTTCTCTGTCTTTGTTTTATTAACTCAAGCCTACTGCTTGCATTCGAGATATAAGCCTGTCTGCTCGATTTGTTACTTGTTTGTACCATCTGCTGTCTTTCATTTGATAACCTGCTTCTAGCCAATTACCATCTCTAATAGCTTGTATCATTTTTTTAAATTTAGATAATCTAGGTCTGCCCATATTAAACATCATATTAGCTAAAATTAATCTTACCTCTTCAGGAAGTTTGTCCCAATCATCAAAAAGTTTTTTACATTCACCTATCGTGATGTGTACGTCTTGTTCAAAGATTTCATTAACTCGTATTTCGTCAATAGGTGTTCCCACTTCCATGCCATGTTCCGTGTCGTTTTCAGTAACGAGATGTCCGATACCAAACGTAGGTAATCCAAGGTGGTCCAAATATATTTCGTATTTGCATCCTTCATCTATCTTTAGTTCCTCTCTTAGTCTGTCGGTAAATGTTTCCATTATTTCTTTCCTCCTAGAGCACTAAAACCAAAATATGCTCCGACTAAGCCACACATAGAAATGTACTGAGTCATAAGGATAGACTCTGCTTCTGCGAGTCTGTCTG